CTCGAAACTCGGTGCTAAACACATCAAGGATTGGGAACATTTGGGGGAGTTCAGAAGGTCTCTCTGTGATGTTGCTGTTTCGTTGAACAATTGTGCGTATTACACACAGTTGGACGACGCTGTATGGGAGGTTCATAAGACCGCCCCTCCAGGTTCGTTTGTTTATAAAAGTTTGGTAAAGTATCTGTCTGATAAAGTTCTTTTTAGAAGTTTGTTTATAGATGGCTCTAGTTGTTAAAGGGAAAGTGAATATCAATGAGTTTATCGACCTGACACAAATGGAGAAGATCTTGCCGTCAATGTTTACCCCTGTAAAGAGTGTCATGTGTTCTAAAGTTGATAAAATAATGGTTCATGAAAATGAATCGTTGTCGGAGGTAAACCTTCTTAAAGGTGTTAAGCTTATTGATAGTGGATACGTTTGTTTAGCCGGTCTGGTCGTCACGGGCGAGTGGAACTTGCCTGACAATTGCAGGGGAGGTGTGAGCGTGTGTCTGGTGGACAAAAGGATGGAAAGAGCCGATGAGGCCACTCTCGGATCTTACTACACAGCAGCTGCAAAGAAGAGATTTCAGTTCAAGGTCGTTCCTAATTATGCAATAACCACTCAGGACGCGATGAAAAACGTTTGGCAAGTTTTAGTCAACATTAGAAATGTGAAGATGTCAGCGGGTTTCTGTCCGCTTTCTCTGGAGTTTGTGTCGGTATGTATCGTTTATAGAAATAACATAAAATTAGGTTTGAGAGAGAAAATTACAAACGTAAGAGACGGAGGGCCCATGGAACTTACAGAAGAAGTTGTTGATGAGTTCATGGAAGATGTCCCTATGTCAATTAGGCTTGCAAAGTTTCGATCTCGAACCGGAAAAAAGAGTGATGTCCGTAAAGGGAAAGTTAGTAGTAATGATCGGCCGCTGCCGAACAAGAACTATAGAAATGTTAAAGATTTTGGAGGAATGAGTTTTAAAAAGAATAATTTAATCGACGATGATTCGGAGACTTCTGTCGCCGAATCGGATTCGTTTTAAATATGTCGTACAATATCACTACTCCATCTCAGTTCGTGTTCTTGTCATCAGCGTGGGCCGACCCGATAGAGTTAATTAATTTATGTACTAATGCCTTAGGAAATCAGTTTCAAACACAACAAGCTCGAACTGTCGTTCAAAGACAATTCAGCGAGGTGTGGAAACCTTCACCACAAGTAACTGTTAGGTTCCCTGACAGCGACTTTAAGGTGTACAGGTACAACGCAGTATTAGACCCTCTAGTCACTGCACTGTTAGGTGCATTTGACACTAGAAATAGAATAATAGAAGTTGAAAATCAGGCGAACCCCACGACTGCCGAAACGTTAGATGCTACTCGCAGAGTAGACGACGCAACGGTGGCTATAAGGAGCGCTATAAATAATTTAATAGTAGAATTGATCAGAGGAACCGGATCTTACAATCGGAGCTCTTTCGAGAGCTCTTCTGGTTTGGTTTGGACCTCTGGTCCTGCAACTTGAGGTAGTCAAGATGCATAATAAATAACGGATTGTGTCCGTAATCACACGTGGTGCGTACGATAACGCATAGTGTTTTTCCCTCCACTTAAATCGAAGGGTTGTGTCTTGGATCGCGCGGGTCAAATGTATATGGTTCATATACATCCGCAGGCACGTAATAAAGCGAGGGGTTC